GACTCGCAGGGTACTCTACGGACTGGAGCGCAAGACGCGGTTGAAGTGCATCGTCATGTGTCCCTATACCCGTCGGCAGACCTCCCACCGATATAATGCGCTGAAGCGTGGTTACATCATCATGGAGGATTGCACCGAGCAGGGCGGGGAGCGTTACAACATCTACTACGACAACGAGACGGAACGCGCACCCATTTTTGAGAAGAACCTGCTGAAAGACGGGTTTCATTTGCTCCGTTGGAGCGACTGAACGGCACGGTAAACCCCACACAAGGTTCATTGGTAATCAAGGAGGCAACTTCATTACTAATGAAGCCAATGCCTTTTATAGTAACCAAGTTTTTTAACCTATAAACAGTAAAAAGTATGATTCAGTATGAAGTTCAACTCAATCTGGGCAATGAGGCCCTGAACACTGGTAAGACCATTACCGCCAACGAAGTGCTGCTGACCTGTGACGAGAAGGCACTCGCCCGCGAGATTCACCACCAGAACTCACTCATCCCCGAAGACGTGGCAGCATCCGTGCTCGGCTACTTCGGTAAGGCCGCTACACAACTCATGGCAATGGGATTCGCTATTCAGTTTAAGAACGGCAACGATGTGCTGATGCGCATCTACCCAGACGTTCACCTGAAAGGCGGTAATATCAATCTCGATCGTGCCAAGCAGCTGAACCCCGACGTGACAGACCTGACACTTGAGAACGCTGGCGAACTCGCCACTCAGGTTGGTGTGAAAGTCCGTGTCCGTTGCGAGGCCGAGCAGAAGTTCACCGATATGCTCGACACAGAGGGTTACTCCGTGGAGCGCAAGGGAGTGAAAGAGATTGCCTACGTTGCCAAGAAGCAAGTCAGCGATGGCGATGGTGGCAGCGATGACGAAGGCGGTAAGCCTACCCAGGGCGACGATCAGGAGCCTTAAACCATACACGGGGATGGACGCATCCTTAGTCGTCATTGCGACTGGCATTGTTGTCTGATCGCCTTGGCGCACCACTGGAGAGACATCATCTATCGGGGTGCCTCTCCGCTTTTCTATCAAAAAACAAAAACACCTATGGCAAAATCAAAGACAAAAGACTACATCGACGAACTGAAGGGGCTTGTGATGCAGCGAAATGACGGCATCTTCGACCCTTGGCTAACTCCTCTGACGAGATCGACAGCCATGAACATGGTGATACTCGACAAACTCCAAGAGGAACTTGAGAATAACGACATGACATCATCGATGACTGGCTCGATGGGTCAGCAGAAAATCGATGTCAATCCGTTGCTCGACAAGTACGATAAAACACAGAACACACTCATCAAGCAGTTTGATGCGCTTGGACTGACCGCCAAAGGCAAAGGCAGGAATGGCACAAGCGATGCTGATGACGAAGACCCAGTTCTGGCTGCACTCACTAACCGATAACGCACTATGACGCAAGAAGAAAAACAACAAGCTCACGCGATACTCATCGACTATGCTTCGGGGATGCTCGGCCGATTGGCCGACATCGACCAGCGACTCGCTGAGTATTTCGGTGGTATCATCAGCAACCCCGATCTGCACAATGGCTATGAGATACTCTGTGCCGTGAAGTTTCTGCGGCTGATGAAGACGTACGACTTCAACATCGAGCGCGTGCAGCAGATCATCAAACTGCGAGAGGGCGAATGGGAGCAGCAACCAGACGGTAGGTGGAGACATCTGCGAGGCGGCATTAAATGCCCAGGCACAGACACGGCACACGTCTATCGTTGGCAACCATTCCAGGTGTTCGTGCTGGCATCGGTGTTCGGCTTCCATCATTGGTTCAATACCGAGGTCAAAGCCATCGACAAGCCAGAACTGTTGCCCACCGAGCGCGAGAACGAATACGGAATGATAGAAGACTGGCGAAGGCTCTGCAACTACTTCGTGCTCTACACCCCTCGAAAGACGGATAAGACGGGTATGTCGGCATACATTCAGGTGGTGTTCTTCCTGATGGGCGACTATAACTCCGAAATCTACTGCTGTGCGAATGCAGAGTTTCAGTCGCGCATCCTCTTCAGTCGCGCCACCTTCATGCTGAAGGATATCGACACCCGCAACAGATTCAACATCACGTCGAAGCAGATAGTGTGGAAGCCAGCCTTCCACTCGGTGCGCAATGCAATGATCATGCCGCTGACTGCCGGAGGAAAAACGAAGGATGGCCCGTTTGCCGAACTCGTCAACTGGGATGAGTTGGGCTCGTCGCCATACGTCAACGGCAAGAGCGACATGATGGGACTGGTCAACGTGATGCGCTCGTCGATGGGCCCAAGGCGCGAGGGACTAACCTTCGGCACGACCACAGCGGGAACGATATCATCAGGCCCCTTCATCGATATGCTTAACGGACTGCACGAAAATCTGCTCCGCGAGATTAAGTTCTATACAGGCGAGGAGCAGCCGACACTCAGTGATGACCGCCAACTGTCGCTGTTGCTGGAGCCCGACGATTGGGAGAAGCACGATGAAGAGCTGCTGCTCACATCGAAGAGTCTGCGAAGGAAGATCAATCCGATGCTCGGTGTCACCTGTCAGCATCAGTTTTACGAAGATAGCATTGCAGATATGAAGAACGGAAAGATGACGAAAGGCGAACTATTCTCGAAACTCTTCAACGTCTATGCCTCGCAGACTACTCACGACTGGTTTAAGCCAGAAGAGATTCGTGCCATACAGACGGACAGAAGGGTAGATGATTGCACCTCTGCCGACGGTTGGATAGTCTTCGCTGGCATGGACTTCTCGCGAGGCGATGACCTCAATGGTGCAGCGTTCCTCTGCTATAACACCCACACCGATGAGTTCTTTGGTGATATGGATGTCTATATGAGCGAGGATGCCGTGAATGCAAGTCCCATCCGTGAGTTACTGTTGAAGTGGGCGAGAGATGGGTGGCTCACCATCGTGCCTGGTAAGACGTTCGACCCATCGTGGCCTGTGAACCGCATCATCGAGCTCGACTCGAAAGGTGTCGATTTCGGTGCCTTCGGTTACGACCCGTACAATGCGAAGACCGTGGTGAATGCCATGAGCCAGTGGGTATTCGACATCGGGCTCGATCCCAAACAATTCGTGTTGCCCGTTCGCCAGAACTTCGCCACTTACAACCCCGTGGTCAACGAGTTTGACTATATGGTAAAACGCTCGCGTGATGACGGGATGGGGCATCAGATACCCGACCCGAAAATCCATCTCTCGATGAATCCTCTCTGGCCTTATTGCTTCGGCTGTTGCACTCTCCAAGAAAGTAGCGACGGCATGGAGAACGTGAAGCCAGTAAAGAAGGATGGTGGTGCAGCCACCAAGGTCGATCCCGTTCAAATGCTGCTGTCGGGATTGATTCTCTATGATGCAGCGGAAAATCAGATTTCTAAATAAATAAAGGACAGATTTATGAAAGTAACAAGACATTATGAGAACGATCACGTCATCCTCTACATTGAGGAAGGCGATTTATATCATCGCATTGGGCTCGAAAACGACCGCCAAATCCGTCGCCTGGGCGAGTGTCTCATCGACCTTGAGAGGACGGGAGCGAGAGAGGTGAGAATTAATGATGCGAGACCACGAAGCGATCACGGGGACTGACCCCATGATCACTATTCACTTAAAACACAATATGACCCACGCATCAGTATTTAGCGGAATAGGAGGCCCCGAAGTCGCAGCGACCATGCTGGGCTGGGAGAACCTGTTCCATTGCGAGATAAACCCGTTCGGGCGCAAGGTGCTCGACTATTGGTACCCAAACAGTAAAAGTTATGAAGACATCACAACAACCGACTTCACAGAGTGGCGCGGACGAGTGGACGTGCTCACTGGCGGCTTTCCGTGCCAGCCTTTCAGTTATGCCGGGCGACGAAGAGGCGCGGAGGATGACCGCTACCTCTGGCCGTCAATGTATCGCGCCATCGATGAAATCCAGCCCACTTGGGTTGTGGCTGAGAACGTTGCTGGAATCCTCACGATGGTCGAGCAGGGCGAGGTTTCTAAGGTGGCAG